AAAGATCAACAAGTCCTGAATAAGGATTCATTCCTGTTTCATATGGAATTTTAACTTGTACACCTTCAAAAGGTTTAGCATATCTAGTTTTCATCACTTTACAACCAGCTCTGATTCCTTTGACTTCGCTAATTTTATTACCATCTGCGTCTTCTTTCAGTTTTAATTTTTTCATTGCAACCACAATTGAAGATGCATAGATAAATCCTTGTCCACCTGATATTTTATCATCTGGATCAAACATGTCTTGCGATGCATATGTGTGGTTAGTGCATACAAGTCCTACATTGTGTGAACCAATCATGTTAACTGTGTTTCTAACAAGTGATGTTAGTGCTTTAGGTTTTCTACCCATGTCACCCTTCATGTCACCTTTTTGAAACTGATCAACATCAGTTGGAGTCAACAACATACCTAACGAATCAATCACAAACAATACTTTTGGTCTGTCTTCTTCATTCATTGCTCTGTAGTCATCCATAAATGTTGATACTGTTTTAGCAACATCATCTATCATGCTCATATTAAGTTTTAACAGTTTCTTTTCATCAGTATCCACTTCTAATGCTTTTAACCATGTTTCGTCAAGTGCGTTCTCTGAATCAATCAACACAACAAATATGCCTTGTTCTTGTGCGTGTTTTACAATGTTACCTGCACAAATGTATGACTTACCTGCTCCTGATTCACCTGCAAACACAGTTACTTTTCCTAATGGAATACCTTTGTTAAAATCACCACTGACCAAATAGTTCAGTGCGTAATTGCCTGTAGAAATCCAATCTGTTGGATCATTAAATCCACTGCTCATTCCTGTAATGGATTTTGTTAAAGTTTTTCTAAACTTACTAACGTCAAATGCTTTTACCATAATTTTTTACCTTTAAGTTGTGTGGGGAGTTGCCTCCCCACAATGTGCTTATTATTATTTTTGTTGTCTTGCTCTGATCATTGCTAAGATGTCCTCTGCTTTTCCGCTTGATTCAGCAGTTGGCTTTCTTGCTTCTTGCTTTATTTCAGCAACTGGTTCTGCTTTCACTTCAGCCGCTGGTGCTGGAGTTTCTGCTTTTGGAGTTACTGGATCACCAGTTTTTGATGACAAGCCTGCGGGTCTAAAGTATTGACCAAATTTATCTTGATCATATGCTTCACCGTCAACAGATGCTTCAAACATTTCCTTCATAACCTTAACTTCAACTTCGCTAGGTTTTTTCGGAAGGAAATCATTAAGATTGAAAAGAGTGTTGTTTTCAATCGCTTTGTTTTCATCTTCTGTTAAAGGTCTTGATTTTCTAGACCATGTTGATGTTGAATAGTCAGCATATCCACCTTTGGATGTTTTGATAATTCTAAAATCAACACCACTTGTTGAATCAGTTGGAAGATCTTCCATATCTGGATCCATCAATGCTCCTTTAATTATTTGGAATATTTGTGGACCAATTATGAATCTTCTAATTGGATTCTCTGGAGTTGATTCTTCTCCAATTGGATCGTCTTTCACAAAACCTTGGAAAATATAACTTCTTTTCTTCCAATATTTTCTTCCTAAATCTTCTAATTTAGGATCTTTGAACCATCCTCTTACTTCGGATAAGATTGAACAAGACTCGCCGTACATTTCCATACATGGAACTTGTACTTGCACTGGTCTTGAATCTGTTTCACCTTTGATTCCTGCGAAAGGTAATTTAATCATTAACCTTTCTTTCCAGAAAAAAGTGTTTTCTTTATCGCCATCTGGCAAGAAACGAACAGTTGCCTGCTCTCCTTCTTTTAGATTCCAAAATGGGTAAATGGCGTTGTCTCCGCCTGTTCTTGAATTAGAGCCGCCTGTTTTAACTTCTTGTTCTTTCAGTTTCGCTCTGATCTCTTGTAGTGTTGCCATAATTTAAGCCTCCTTTATTGCCTGTTGTTATTATATTATGTGCCTTTAAAATATTAGTATAGCACAAGACAAACATAATGTCAAATATATACTAATATTACTATTTAGTCAACCGGAAATGGTAAAGTTAATTATTGAACGCCTGCTAATTTTTTGATTTTGGCAATTTCTGGATCTTTGTTTGCCATTAAGTTTTGAATTGTTTCCTGAGCAGTGCTCACAGCACCGTCGCCAAATTTCTTTTCTACTGACGTTAATACTGCTGTTTCACCTTTGGGAAATTGATTTGATGTGTAGTCAAAGAAACTCTTAACGAACTCTTCCACAGTGGATTCTTTGTCTGTAAATTCCTTCTCGTCTTGGTCTTCTGCACCAAATTTAGAACGCATTCTGTCTGATTCATAGTCGTAATCTTCTTGTGCGGCTTTCAATGCTTCTTCGTGTTCTGGACCGCCTGGTTTAATCATGTCATTTGCGAAATCATCATCAACTTTGTGATTTCCATCGTATGTGTATTCACCTCTCAAACTGTTAGGATCAACTTTACCATTGATGGCTTTGTAATGGATTTTACCGTATGCCATTTCTCCATCATCACCTGGCAATTCATATTCGAATGAACCTTCGTAATCTGTTTCTGGATTTTCTTTTTGTACTTCTTTGTTTTTTAATTTATCAAAATTTGTTTTTAAATATTCCATTGCATCTTTGGCATTATTAAATTTTGTTACAGATTTTTCATCTTTGTCTAAAATATCATACACCATCTTACCATCGTCACCTTTGTACATAGACACATAAGGTTTAATGTCTTCAAATGTTATTGCTTCATTTTTTTGATGATCTTGATAAAAATCTCCAGCCATATCAATCGTACTGTTGTATGTGTCCTTGAATTCTTCCATGTCCATTGATTGTGCATCATCCGCCATGGCTTTGTATTGTTGTACATCCTTTATGCCATAAAGTTTATCAAAACTTTTCATATGTGGATAATGACCTTCTGCAACGTCCTCTTCTTCTTCAGTTTTCATATCACCTGTTTCGATTTTTGAAACCAGTGTAGGATCTTTTTGTGAAATATAATCTAAAATCATTGGACGCATACAAGCATCTGAATCTTCATTTGCCGCTTTTTCAATTTCAGCATTTAATTCTTCATCATCAATTATACCTGCTAGACTTTCAATACCGTTTGTACCATTAACACCTGCAGGAAAATGTTTTGCCATCAGTGTGTTTAATTTTTCTAGTGCTTCTGATTGTTCGTCTGCATCTTGTGAAAACAATCCGTTGTCTTCTCTTACAATATCATCCATTGCTGATTCAAACTCATGAAAGTTATCCACAGTCGCAATCAAACCACCCAATACTTTTTCTATTTCTTCTGGATTTGTATCTGTGTGTACAACTACACCTTGGAAGTTAGATGGATCAGATTGAACATCTGCCGAAATTCCTGCTTTGGATAACATGTTTTGAACATTGTCTATATCCATGTCGCTGATTGGTTTTTCAGGATTAAAATCTCCAACCAAATCATATTTTAAAGTTCTTGGTTCAACTCCGCCTTGATATCCATGTGCTTCAAAAGATGTTGGTCCTAATTCTTCTATTGCTGTTCTTTCTGAAACCAGTTTGTAGATGTAAGGAAATACATCTTGTAGTTCTTCATTGAATGATTTAATAGTTAATTCATCTATCCATGATTTTTTAACATCTTCAGGAACTTCTGCTAATTCGGATTTGCTATAAGTTTCAAATGTTTCTTTGTAAGCATTTTGTTTTTGTAATTTTAAACAACTTGTTTTAATTTCTTCTATTCTTTCATCCACAACAGACTGATATTGTTTTAGGCCTTCTGCCATAACGTTTGATCTGTTCATGTAAGTTTTGAATTTTCTTAATTGATTTAATTCTGAACTCATTTCTGCAATGTGTTTGCCAAAGTCATCAAATGGATTTCCACCTTCTGATACGTGACGAGCCATTGCTCTTGCACCATTAAGATGTTTGAAAGGATATTTGAATCTTTCGCCTGTATTGCTTTCTATAAAAAGAGATTCTATTCTGTGAGTGCGTCCACCGGCTACTGCTGGATTTACAGGTGCCGAATGTTTGATTACTAATCTCGCTTCACCTACAGTTTGAAAACTTGTCTTTGTTGTACCGTATAAATTTGATTCGCTCACTGTTTCTACCTCTTTCCCTTGTCCTAAAAAGTCATAATCTCTTTTTTCAAGATTGCTTTTTGTTATGTCTCTTGTGTCAAAACCAAGCACTCTTGCTTTGGCAAAACCTCTTAATTCTTTTAAAAAGTTGTACCAACTGTGTTTTAATGGTTCATCTGATTGTTCAACAAAGTCTTTGCTGTGCATTACAACCAAGCCATCTTCTTCACTAATGCTAATACTTACCTTTCCTAGTGCGTTTCCGCCCTCTTTGAAATCGAAGTCAAAAAACCTTGCTTCAGTGGGTTCAGTGGTTGCTTGTCCTCCTGAATCGCCCAGTGTAACCTGTGGAAATTGCCCTCTGATCTTGTTAAAAAGGTCTTTTGCTATAACATTTAAGTTCATACAGTGTATTTATCTGTTAGTGGCTTACAAATATAGGCATTGGCATTACCTTATCTGCTGTGTCTTCGTCTGCTTGACTGAATGACGTGTAAATTTTTGGATCCCAATCTTTCAGCACACTTATTATACGCATAATCAACAAAGTGGCACTCACTAGGTCATCTGTTTGACCAGATTTTGCTTTGAATGATGAACCCGAAGCAATAAAACTCTTCAATTCACTTATCAAAGGTTTACTGTATATTTTCAATTTTTCTTTTTCAATCATGTTCTTTAATCTAGAACATGCAGTAATTTTTGTTTTGTGTGTGGTATTAAATCCTTTTCTAAACTTTCTTATATGACCTTTTCTGATTGGTTCTGAAACAAACAAGCCAGGGATAGAATCTTCTCCAAAATCATTTATAACCAACAGTGCAGATTCGCCTATGGTATTGTTTTCCACGCTCCAATAAATGTTTGAGCCTGATGATTTTGTTTCATCTTTAATGAAGTTGCAAATATCACGCATAATTCTTATTTGTTGTGGAATAGGAGTTGTGTTGTGTTTCCATTCTGCTACCTGTGTGTATGAAGGCAATTCAAACACTTCAATTGCCGCATTATCGCCGCCTGTTCCCATTGCTGGATCCAGTGCCACAACATATGTTGCATGAGCGTCTAATTTTTTATACCAGCGTGTTTGTCCCATATTGAGTGTGGGTTCTTTTCCTTCCAATGTGGTCAACACAAGACTGTTTACTAGTGTTTCGTCAAAAACCAAAAATTCACAACCATATTCACGTCTGAATCTTTCTTCACCAATACGTCCTAATTCTTCTTTTTTCCATTCTTCATCTCTGTCTGGATGTTCGTCCCATGATGCTGTGTATCCATGAAATCCATTGATTCCTAATTCTTGTTCGTTACCATGTTCATCAAATTTGTTTTGACTTTCTCTCCATATTGTGGCAAACACATCTTCATCTGAGTTTGGTGTTGATGTGATAATTGCACGTCCACCCGTTGCCAGTGTGGGTGATATAGATGTCCAAAACTCTTGTGCTATGCCGGGGTTAACAAATGCAAACTCATCACAATACAGTAAAGATATTGACATACCTCTACCAGTGTTTCCTGTTGTGGTTGCGGATACAATTCTTGATCCATTTTCAAATTCCATAGATCCTTTGTTGTAGTTTGTTACACCAGCTCTAATATAATCAGGACACAATTCATATCCGTATCTAATACGTTGCATAATTTCTTGAGCACCTGTGTATTTGTGTGCCGCAATTAGTATTGTTTGATCCGGATGGAACATTGCATACCATAAAAGATAACAAGCGGCTGTGGTTGTTTTACCACTCTGTCTTGGTAGCATGTTTATGTTAAATCTAAAATCATGATAACTGGACAACAATTTTGTTTGATATCCAAATGGTTCAAAAACACATTTACCTCTCACAGGGTGTTGTATAAAAAAAAATTTTTTTGCAAAATAGTCGTATCCTTTTTTAGGATCTGAACAATGCACTAAATCTGCTATTTGTTCTTCTGTAAATTTTTCTCTTGTGTGTGCTTTTTTGGTAAGTACACCATCTAAACTTTTATTACTCATATATAATACTTATGCTACAATATCGAGGTTAAAACCTTGTTATTGATTGTTAAAATACTTTCTGTGTATGTGCTCTGCAAAGTTGCCATGATGTTGCACACTTGGATGCATGTCATTCTCTGCAGGCGGGATACTGGGATCAAGAATTACATCACAACTGTTATGATCCACTTTTATGTGATACCATTCGTCAGGGTGTGGTATTGCTGTATAATCTTTTTTCAAAGATGCACTGAGGTTTAATTTCGCTTCTTCCAATTGCCTAATTGATGATTCTGGTTCTACACTCAGATGTATCACTCTGGCACCAGTTGATTTAAGAAAACCATCAGTCATTTGTTGTAACACCATGCTGTTGTAATACCTATCATAGATTCCCATTGAATTTAAAAAAGTATTTTTTGTAGAATCTTCAATGTACTTTTGAATTTTTTCGTCTTCACTGTCTGTGCTTTTGTCCGAACGAGACAAACCAAAAAACTTATTGAATCCTTCTATCACTGTGCGCCAACCCCATAATGGATCTACAACGTTGCAAAATGGCACAGATGTTCTAGCCGGCCACTGCAATGCCAATCTACTCAGGTAAGTCCACATCACAATCACAGTGTCATCGGGTTTTATATTTTTAACTGCAACTGCACACTGTCTAGATATTTGTTGAAATGACGCTCCACGGCGTGCATAATTGTTTACAGACATTCCAAGTCTATCTGCCAGCACTTTGGGCCAAGCCAATTCACTGGCTTTGTACAAATGAATGTCTTCCCACGAAATACCAGCATCAACAATCTCTTCATTTGAGAGTGGTTCACCTTTGCTGTTGCGTTGTATTTTTACCACATCTGGAAGTGCAAATCCTTGTGTGATAGAACAGCCGAACGTGTGTAATGTTGTCATGCAAAATATTTACACAACGCGACTTGTGGTTATTTTAAATGTGATTATGATTGTTTTTTAAAGTCTTGGTATGCTTGAAGTAGAGTTTCTTTGATAGATGATTGTACTTCTTCTTCAGTTTTTTGTACTGGAGCCATTGGATTATCTCCACCAGCAACTTTTGGATATGTTCTTTTAATTTTGTTAATACCACCTGAAACATCTTTTGTCATGTACTGTGTGTCTTTGTACTCAGGATCAGGTGTTGTTGACGCTTCACCTGGAATTTCTTCTTCTACTGACTCTTCTGGTTTAGATGTTGGTAATGGAATTGTCATTTCTTTTTCTTTTGGTTCTGGTACGCCTGCACTTTTAAAAATTTGTGCAATTGCCGCCATATCTTCTGGAGTATCTCCGTACAGCATAACCTGTGATGCTTCTTTAAGATGTATTTTTTTCACATCTTCTTTCATTTGCTCTTTGTTTTGAATTGCATCAATCTTTGTTAAAAAATCTCTAATGTCCATACTATTATTTACCTTGCGACTTACCTGAAATAGGTGAAGTTGTACCTTTTGAATCTTCTGCGTTTTCTGTGGATC